GAAGCAGCTGGTGACTCAACAATGTGCGCGTACAAGGCTTGCTGACCAATCGGCGTTTCTTGTTTACGCCGGATCAGAGTCCATTCATGTTCAACCCACAACTCACCAATAGGCACGGCCTGAGTAGCCACTACAGCTAACCCATTCGTAGCCACTTGGAACAATCCAAGATCATAAAATTTGGCAGTTGAATTCGCGGGAGCCGCCTGATTGGCGGAACTATACACAAAGTATTGGTTTAGCGCCATTTGAGCGCCGCCAGATCGATTCCGGCCTTTAACTTTGTGAACTTCTTGCACATCGTGCATGAAGTGGCCAGTAAACGGAGGACCGCTCACTGAACCTTCATAATTTTCCATTTGGCTCACATTTGTGAAGCCAGGATCATCAGGATCCATGTTAGTCGCAAAAGCGACAATACCAGAACCAGCAACGCCACTAATAGCTGTGTACGACTCCCCGCGGTACCAAAACCGCAAAAGGTGACAAATGTACTCCTCATAAGTTGAGGCTATCTGGGAGAAAACCGGAAACAACACAGAATTGCCCGGATTCAAAAATAGTGACTGCAAAATTGTAAATGCAGCCCCAGGTGAAATCAAATCAGCGACTTTTTCAAATCTCCGATTAAAATGATCACGAACCTGATTGGAATTTTTCCAAACCATTCCAGTATTCAGTCCATCTGAAACAGAGGACATAACACCAGGAACACTCCGTGTGGGAGAAGAGCCCTTTTTCGAGGGGCCTGTTTTGGGAGATTTCTTCTGCTTTCCACGAGTTTTTCCAAACATAGCATTCGCAAGCTGCTTTTGCTGCTTTTTCTGCGTTTGCTTAGTCTTATTACCCATGTTAACAGAATGATGAGAGAAAGAAAGAAGAAGGAGAAGGAAGAGAGTCTGATGTTGTAGATTCAAACTGAAGACGAAGAAAATTTAAAAGGGTGGAGTACTCGCTTACCAGCGGAGATCCCTTATTCTCTTGTCCGGCATACAATGCCCAACACCAATCGTTGGTTTTATAGATCGCGTCAATTTCTGACATGGTAATACCATTGATCTCACCAACTAACTGCTCTTTGTACTCTGGATGTTTCCAGATCCACTCAATATAACGTTGAATGAAGCTGCGACACTCTAGGTTTCCCCATGAGTCAATTCGCAAAGCGTACGCTCTCATCAAGTGCCAACGAACATCGTCGTCACTGGAACCCCACCTGAGTGAGCACAAAACACGATCAGTATCTGGTACAGGCAACCAAACACCATTTTCTTCACGGAAACCTTGCGATAGGAATTGATCATCCTTTAGAGCACGTGGCTCCTCACAAGGGGTTTTGGTAGTGACACCAATGCCACTCCAAATCGGAGCAATCGTCTTAGGGTTAAACCAACTAACGCACAACTGTGAAACAGTGAATGTGTTGTCGTCGCCATTCAAGGCAGCTTCCACATTTTTGACAAAGTCCTGATAACTTCCGAAGACATCACCTTCATAGTCACGCAGGGTTATATCATCTAGCTTAGCCGCTGCTAATGAGGCAGCATTGGCTTTACCAAACTTTTCCCGAGCCAACTCAATCCACGCATAGGCAAACAGTCGAAACAAAATCATGGTATTATCCACAATCGTATTAGCTGAGCCTGACGGATTTCCAGTGTGTTTTTGAATTAGTTCACCATTCTCCAAGACAATCACAGAATGAACTATGTCATCATAAAGGCGCTGAAACCTTAGGAGATTTTCCGGAGTTTTGTACTCCTCAGAAAGCATACACCATCGAATTTCCATTTGGCCATACATGGCCTTAGCAAATAGACTAGAATCATACTCTGATTCATCCAGTTCAAATGCATTCGGGTGTTTTGACAATCTGGCAAAAAGTGCATTCCAACCTTGTAGAAATTTGGAAGCTCCAACGAAAGACCAAGTCTTTCCATTGGATAGATAGAACTTTGTGTTCATATCTAGACAGAAACGGTTAAGAGCAACTGAATGCTCCACCGGAGAGGCAGTAAAAGTCCGAACAGAATTCTTGAGCAATTTTTCAGCTGCTCGAAGTTCATATTTCTGACTACACGTCCAAATAGGACGCATCACACGCTCCTCTTCATTCCCCATCATATTCCAAAAATCCTCAAGCATGTTTACCGGTCCACGATCCAAAAAATCACCTTTTCCGTGATAATCTAGACTTGTGGGATAGCCGGTTGACGTGGTTCTATCAAGCTCCTTCACACAATCTTGTTGCGTTAGGACTCGAGACCCGCCCATGTGTCGAATGAAATGCCGCAAAACCCACTCCCCACTGATAGCCCATGATTCCTCATTCAATTGAGGCTGAGCTTTGTCATACTTACTTACGCTCCTAAAAGACGCTTGCAAGTTGGGGATGACCATGCGATAAGCTGATCCTACACTAAGATTTTTCTCAATGCAGAACTCATCCAAGGAAGTATTAGGTTTAGACTCATCTTTCTCCTGCTGCACAAAACGATTACAACGGGCGACAAAATCCAAATTTCCTTTAACAAACCATTGTCTGAACTCTTTTGACGGGTTCCAAGGAAGATCCTCAGAACAAATATCCTTCCA